GTACAACCAAGGCGTGCCATACAGTAAAAGCACGACCGGCAAGGCGAGCGTCGCGGTAGCGTCGCTACAGGATTACAGCCAGGTCGATATGGAGTTGGCGGAGGACTCGGGTAATCCCCAAGCCTTTTGTGAGAGCGAGGACATGGCCTTTCTGGAGGGCATGTCGCAGACCGTCGCCGAGACCTTCATGTACGGCAACTCGGTCAGCAATCCGTCGGCCTTTATGGGGCTGGCGAGCTTTTACAACACGATCAACCCCGCGACCGCGAAGAACGCCACCAACGTCATCAATGCTGGTGGAACCGGCGCGTCCAATACCTCGATGTGGCTATGTTGCTGGTCGCCTCGCACCCTCTACGGCGTCTATCCCGAGCGCTCGAAAGCCGGACTGACGATGGAGGACAAGGGTCAGACTGTCCCGGCTTACGACAGCCTCGGCAATCGCTTTGAGGCATACACGGTCTGGTTCCGCCAGCGCGTCGGGCTCTGCCCGCAAGATTGGCGCTATACGGTGCGGATCGCCAATATCGACACGACCGCGGCCGGCCTTGCCGGCCCGAATGCGCCCGACCTGTTCGCCCTGATGGCGGAGGCGGTGATCCTGCCGCCGGCACTCGGCAAGCTGTCGGGCATCAACCGCACCGATGCGCCGCGCGATCCCGGATCGAGCGTGCGGCCGGTCTGGTACTGTAACCGTACCTCGCGGCACTGGATGGACATCCAGTCGATGCGTAATCGCAACGTCCTACAGTCGATCAACGACTACGCCGGCAACCCGACAACCGGGTGGCGCGGTGTGCCGATCAAGATCGTCGATCAAATTCTCGTCACCGAATCCGCGCTGACCTAAAGGGCCATCCGCCAATGATGCTCGATGCAAGCTTAACCTTTGTCCCGGCAGGCGTGCCGGCCTCGATGGTGGTCGGCGGTGTCGCTACGACTCAACTTGGCCAGTGGATTGACCTGCTCGGTCAAGGGGTCGGAACCGCACCGATGAACATCATCGGCAATACTACGGTGTTTGGCGAAGATGTTGGGATCGGCATCTGGAAGCTCGATCTTCAGATTAACATCGGCACCGCGCCGCTCGGTGGCGACAACAACTTTGCCCTTCAGGGTGCGATCGATACCGGCTTGTCTGGCGGCTATCAGCCCGGCACGCCAGAGACATTTGCCGAGACCGGATCCAAGACCCCGGCGCAGTTGCCCGCCAATTCGGTGCTGCGTATGGCGATGCCGCCGACCCCGCCCGACATGCCGACTCCCCGGTTTATTCGTCTGGTTTCTGTCTCGTCTGCCGCCGTGACGGCTGGCACGGTAGCCGCCGCCTTCATGGTTCAGGGCCGCGACGATCTGCAGAACAAATTTGCTGCAAATAACTACATCGTTCGCTAAATAGTTGTATAGATAGAGGCTAAAACAACCTACCGTGTTCACGAGCCCACTCAATCGGGTCTTTCGCAGCCTTCGCTACGGTGGTTATCCGGTGCAAACGAATTACGTGGTGCGGCGCTGATGCCGGGGCACTCGAACCACGCGGGCGTGCCGCGCGAGGAATTTCTTGCGCGGGTGCGTGAAGGTAAGCGCCTTGCCGCCGAAAAGCGGGCGCAGGGGCTATTGCCGCCGATCGTCCGCAAGCGCCCGCCCGAAGTCCAAGAGGCGATCGAGGTAACGGAGCGGCCTGAGTTCAAGGCGGCGGTGGATGCCGCTGTCAAGCTCGCGATGCAATCCGTTGTGGCAAATTTGGCCCCAAGTGTAGCCGAGACGGCTGCGGCACAGATTTCCTCCTCTCCGACAGCAGGGATGTTTGATCCCCGCGCCTTGGCAATGGCCATTGCTGAGCTGACTGATCAGGGCACCGGGATGCAGCGCATCCCGGCGGAAATCACCGAAGCCCGTCGGATCGCGACGGCGCGGCTGCGCGCATTGCTGATTGAGGCGAATGCCGAAGGCGTAACCCCCATTTACAAGCTGGTGGCGAAGACGATTCTGCCGACGCCGGATGGCGAGACGCTGATCGAACCATTGCAGCGCGGTCGCGACAATCAGGTACGGGCAACAAAAGTTCGCTGGCCGCTAGTGCCGAACTTGGCAATGGAGCCGACCGACACTTATTCGGACTCGAATGGCCGAGTGATTGCCGGCGACTGGGCCGAGCGCATCATGGCGGCGTTCCGCGAGTCGATCGGCAACCAAGCGCCGGCAGAGGTTGGTGTCGATACCAACATTGGGTTGACCGATCAGGGCCATGTCGTGGTCGGGGGCGCAATTCAACAGCGCAAGGATCGCGCGGCCGAACGGCCAAATTTTGGCGCATTGGTGATCGATGAGGACGGCGAGGCGCTGCCGAGCAATGGCGGCGGCCCGGCCTATACGGACGTGCGGGTGCTTGGCAGCATAGCGCCACCCGCGAGGCAGAACGGGTAGAGATGAATATCGCGACGGCTATCGTCATGGCGGCGGCGCTGATTGCGGGCGCGCTGGTGGTGCGCCCAGCCTGGACGCAATCGACCACGACGACGTTTGCGACCGCCTATGTGGTGACGACTTGCGGGACACCGCCGACGATGAACACGGCGGGCAATGGCTTTTCCTACACGGCAGACCACCAAGCGCCGCTGACGATGAACACCGGAGGGGCGTTGTGCGTAAATCAATAGCCGCAGGGTTTGGCGTCGGGTTGGCCTTTGCTGCCGGCATCGCGTTGGCGCAAGTCGGCACGATCGTCAGCTATGTGGGCTCGCCCTACATCCCGCTCGCGACCGGCGTGGCAGGCTATCAGAAGGCGTCGCCGACTTCGGGCACGATGACCTTTCAGAAGGGTCAGTCCGAGATGGTGATAGGTGGCAGCGGGACTATTACGGCGCTGACGATTGCGCTCAACCCCGCGCCCTACGACGGGCAGAAAAACTGCTTCTACACCAAGCCGGCGATTACGACGCTGACGATGAGCGCCACCCTGCCGACCGGCGTCACCCTGAATGATGGTGTCGCGTCCACCTCGGCGACAAGCCAGTACTGCTATCTCTACTCAGCCAGCAATAACGCTTGGGATCGGTCACACTGATGAAACATCTCGCCTTTCTCGCGGTCTTGCTGGCCTCAACGGCGGCTTTTGCGCAAACCGGCCCGGCGGTCACACCGATGTCGGGCGCGCCGATTGCGCCGGCAATGAACCAAGACGACGCCGTTATGTTCGCCCGCCACGGCGTCGGCAGCGTCCCGCCTGGTTATGCGCACCCCGGCATGCTCGGGGCTTTTTTGAATGAATCCGATGTTGTGCCGGTTACGGCGTTCGCGATTACGCCCGCCGACAACGTCTCGCTCTTGTTCCTCAATCCGGCTGGCACGCTCGCGACCGGCGCGATTACCTTCCCGGCGCATCCCGGCTCCGGTCAAGAGTTCTGCTGGCTTTCGTCGCAGACCCAATCGGCGGTCACGATGACGGCCAACACCGGGCAGACCGTTGTCGGGACGGCCGTGACGGCTGGCACCGCTGGAATCTCATACTGCTGGCGCTACATCGCGGCCACGAGCACTTGGTACCGCGTCCAGTAGGCCATGCCGAGCACGAGCCCTAAACAGGCCAGGTTCATGGCGGCCGCTAGTCACAATCCCGACTTCGCGAAGAAGGCCGGGATTCCGCAGAGCGTCGCGAAAGATTTTAACCAGGCTGACGCCGGGACCGAGCAACTATCGGACGCGATGAAAAAGCCGCGGGTGCCCTACAAGCACAGCCGGGGGCCGCGCAGTGATCAGTAGAGGCTGAGATGGCATTGCGTGATCGCAAGCTGGCGCGGCGCTCGCTCGGCGAGGAGCATGAGGCCGTCGCTGCCTATAGCGAACGCATCCCCAACGCGAGCCCTGAGCTAAAGCAAGTGCTGAAGCACAACCTCTCGGAAGAGCGCGAGCATGCCGCCGCCCTAAAGCCATTTGCTGGACGGGTTCCGTACAAGCATTCGAGGGCCGGCTGATGGCATTGCGTGATCGCTACAATCGGGGCCGCGGCAGCGAGCGTGCGGAAGAGCGCGCCGAAGGCGGAACCGGCGGCGCAGCCGAGGAAAAGCGCGAGGGCGAGTCCGAGCCGATGTCAGATGTGCGCGGCGGCGGAGTCGAGGCGCGGCACGCCGAAGAGCGCGCCGCGCTAAGCAAAAAGCATGAGGAAGAGCGCCGCGACACGCACGGTCGTCATCGTACCGAACACCGCAATATGCATGACCGTCACGAAAAAGATCATGCTGAGCTTAGCGATCGACACGGGCGCGAGATGAGTGAGGGTGCGGAAGAGCGCGCTGAGGGCGGGACTGGCAGCGAAGCCGAAGAGAAGCGCGAAGGCGAGCGCTGATGGGCTGGACGAAGTTTGTTAGCCTGGAACTGGACGATGACGACCGTCTCGACATGGCCATGCCGGCCATACCGCAGGGGCCGCAATTTCATCCAGGGCAGCGGATATCCTTTGATGAGAGAATCCTGACGAAGCTCGGCATTAAAGAGATGCCAGAAAAAGACGATCTTTTGGATATTCGCGGGTTCGCGCGCGTAACCTTTGTCGGGGATGGCGATCAGGGGCGGCGTCTGGAATGCCAGTTTGAGATAATGGCTATTGAGGACGAGAGCCAAGAAGACCCCGCAGAAGAGGCCGAGGAAGAAGAAGAATTTGAGCCGTCGCCGCCGCCGGTCCCGGAGCCATCCGTGACCCATGAGCCGCCGCCTGTCGTGAAGAGCGGGCAGCGTTTTGGTCGATCCTACGCCAAAGCCAGGCGGCCCTTTATCTTCCATACGGACAGAGAATGAAGATCGCCCAGCCGCTACCGAGCGGAAGCCATATCGACTTCAGGAGTCACCCGAACTTTGGGCTGACGCACATCAACCGCATCAATGACTGGGAGGGTAGCGATTCGTATATCGGCCCTGCCAACGTAGTGGAGCTGCCGGTGGAAGACACGTCTGAACTGCACCCCTACAAGCTGCTGACCAAAGGAACCGACAGCGCCGGCGTGCTGCGCCAGCCGGGCGATATCGTTCACATCCATGTCTCGCAGGTTGGCCCGCACCATCAGAAGCTGCCCGATCACGAATACCCGGCCGTGCCGGAAAAGATCGAGCGGGTTGCCGAGTGGCCCGGTGGAATGAGCGAGCCGTCGCGCATGGCGGAAATGATGGGGCTGCTCGAAGCCAGCCGCGCCCGCCTTATGGAAGTCGAGAAGGACGCCGGCGCCAAGGCGCAGAAGATCGCCGATCTGGAAAAGGCCGCCCGCGAAGCCGAGGGCAAGATCGCCAATCTAGAGGCGGATGAAAAGAATAAGGCGCACCGCATCGAAGAATTGCTCGACGCGGTCAACACCGGCCATCGCCGAGTCAACGAGTTGGAGGCCGTCCTTGAGGCGCAAAAGCGTCCCGAGCCCGCCAAACCAGCCAAAGACGAAAAGCCGGCCGAAAAGCCGGCCGCCAAACCCTCAACTTAGCCGTCAGGAGTCCGATGAGAAAGATCGCTACGCTGGCCGTGGCGCTGCCGCTGCTCGCCACCACCGCAGCATTGGCCGCATCACCCAAACCCTTTGCTCCGATCGTTATCGACCAGGCGAAGCTGAACGAGATGGCGCAGTGGGCCGACCGCGAGCTGCGCGGCCCCGAGAAGGTCATGCTATTCGAGTGGCTGAACATGCAAGAGCAATTGGCGCAGTCCGCCGCACAAGTTGCGGCTCCACCCGCGCCACCCGCTCCGGCCGCTCCACCGGCGGCGCGCCCCTCTCAGTCACATATGCCGACGATGGGCGGACCCGCTAAAAAATGATCCGCCACTGGACTCTCGCCGCTGGACTTGTGCTCGCCGCCACGGCGGCGCACGCACAAGCTGTCATTCAGTCTGGCCCTTGGCAGTTGGGGCATGCCCCGATGTATGTCGGCGGCGGAAACGGCGGGGTTCCGCCGGTTATGGATGCCGGCAATGCCAGCGGTTATTCTGTAGCCGGCACGACGGGAACCGGCTTTAGCGAGACCCTACAGAAAAACCGCAGCCCCTTACCGGGGAGCGGTAGCGGGCCGCTTGGGGCTCACAACTGCGCCTACAGCACGCCCGACGCACCGCTTTCGGCGACCTTCAGCTACTTCTGTGTTGATGCCAACATTGGGGGGAACCCCGCGATTGTGGTTGGCGGCAATCCGCCGGTCTCGGGTCTTTCGGTATGGATCAACGGCATTGAGCATACCTTCTCCCCTGCGACGGGGGCTTCGCCGCAATGCGTTAACCCGGTGGCGTATGGCGCGGACCCCAACGGGGTGGCCGACAGCACCGCCGCCTTCAATGCCGCCGTCGTCGCGGGCATGACGAGCGCTGGCGTTTGTATCGAGTTCCCGCCAGGTACGTTCAAATCGGCAACCGGCTATACCATAACCATTCCCAACGGCACGGTTTCAGCCACTGTCAAGGGCTCGGGAACGGCCG